TGAAGAAAAGTCTCAAATTTCAGGACAAACCAAGCAATGCCCTAAATGCTCAGAGCCAATTCAAAAATCCGCCAAGAAGTGTAAGCACTGCGGGGCGGACTTAAGAAATTGGTTTGTCAGACATCCAGTTTGGACTGCTATTATAGTGATAATAGTAGTTCCAACTTTTATTAGCATTGCTTTATCTGATTCTTCTTCGTTAAGCAATTCGGTATCATCAGGTGGTCAAAGTCAGAGTGGTCAGCAGTCAATAGAAATCGTCAGCATAGAAACCAAGGTAACTGAAAGTAACAGTGTCTGGTGGAAATACGCTTGGGTTTTAACTTTGAAGAATAATTCAACTCGAGACAAATCCGTTAATGCGGAATTGAAATGGGTCGATGCAGGTGGATTTATTATTGACACGGATCAAGAATACAGCCTTGTGATTCCAGCTGGTCAGGAAAAAACCTTTAATGGTTTTGCTCTCATTGATACCTCTGTGGCTGGGAACGTAGATGGTATCAAAGTAGAAATAGATTAATTATGTTAACAACTAAAGTTCGTCATCGTCACCACGAACTTTAATATCAAGTCCGTCCCATCCGTCATCATTGAGAAACCATATACCCATAGTTTTCATTTTGTGATTTCTGTTAATAATTGAGTTAACAAGCAGTGAAAACGCATCGGCCAGATCGTCATGTTTCTCAACTCCAAATCCAGTTAGTTGAGTTATCAGTGTTTCAGCTCCTTTTTTTGGAAAAAGAATTGTGCCATTTTGAATTAGATGACTGGTCAGCGCTAAACGAGCTCGTTTATCACTGCCGTGTACTTTTACTGCTTTGGCTGGGTAACCAAACCGTTCAAGCTCTTGAGGTACTGATTGCTGATATCCTACATCTTCAACATAAATTCTAGTCTTTTGGCCACAACCAATAGTAACCGACACATTCTTTGCCGTTTCAATGGTTTGGTAGTGTGTCATTCGCTTATTTATTGGATTTGGCGCGATATAGATTTTAAGATCTTCTTCGTAGCCAAAAATGTGGGCTGAAACCATTGAAGTAAAATCAGCCGATTCTTTTTGTGAGATTGCTAAATCAACTCCAGTGGCAGAAAATCTGAAGTCACGGTCTTTATCAAATGGTGGCACCTCATCATAATATTTGATCCATTCGGGATGTATTACACGTTCGCTATCAGAAATAATTCTCAATAGATATTCACGTTGCCATGATGCCTCATCGCCAATAGTACGTTTTAAGTTTTCAATATCTTCTTTCGTTTTAAACTTACCTGGCCAAGCAGCGACACCTTGTTCGTTTATCAGTGGATATTCTCGGTGTATACCGTTAATTTTATTATCGTTGATTCCTTGTCTAAGCCTCATCAGAACAGAATCTTCATGTAGAAGATTTCCGACCATGATAATTCTTGTAGTTTGGTCTCCAGCTGGTATTACATCGCCGGTTAACCATTGGTGGGTCTTGTTTCGACCCTCCTTAGTTTTTACTGAATCAAGATCTTCCACGTCATCACAAATAATTAGATCAGGACGATATTGACCATGCCGTAAACCCCGAACACTTTGCTCACTTGATGCCGCCATTATTTTTGCATCATACTTAGGTATGACTAGAGCATATTGACCCCACTCGTCATCTTGTTCCTCAAAAGGTCCAAGGTCAGAACGTAATAACTCATTACTTTCAAGCTCACGTTTAAGATTAATTAAATGCTGTTTGGCTTGGCGTTGAGTTTGACTAAGCATTATAACAAACTTCTTCTGCTGTTCACCTAGGATAGACCAAATTGGATATGACATATTCATAATTGTTGATTTACCACTGCCTCGAAAGGCAACAATAACTGCCATAGGAATATCTTGATCCTCGGTAATTGAGAATAATTCCTTTTGGAATCGCGCAGTCTCGTGGGTTACATATTTTGCGAAGTAGATATGGAAAAAGAGAAAGTGACTCTTTTTGGTAATAGTGACGCGAATCCTTCGATCGTTATATATTTGATCTTTAAGTTCAGGGGTTAATATTGGGTTAGTCATTGCTTTGTTTCTTTCCCTGATTAGGTTTATTATTAAGTGCTGCTAGTTTTAGCGCTTCATCAACTATTTTTTGCTGTTCCTCGGTTAATTTTTCCGTTTCAGTTTTGATTTTGCCCGTGACTTCAACCTTATTGCTATATGCTCTGTGTCTGTTAGTTAGCCAAAACGTAATTCCTCTCATATTTCGGTCTTTGATGGCCGCCAACAATTGAGATTCAGCCAGGTCATTAATTAGCTTATTGCCTTCATTTAATGCCTCCTCAATTGCTTCTGTAAAATCTTTATCGAGATCACGCCAACGATATAGCGTAGCACGACTGACTCCAGTCTTTTCACAAACCAGAGAAATTATCGGCGTTTTTTTTAATTGTTCAATAATTAGTTCCTTATTTTGTTTTTGACGTTTTTCAATACTGCTTTCATTATTTTTTTCTTGAGTTTCGATTTCTTCGGTCATATTTTTTTGAATTAATATTTATTTTTTCAGCTTCAATTCCAGTCAACCTTTTAAATCTGTCAATAATTGTTTGGCAGTATTGGGGATCCAATTCAATCATCAGGCATCTACGTCTAGTCTGTTCAGCCGCGACCATCAAAGAACCCGATCCTCCGAAGCAATCATATACCATATCTCCAATATTAGTGCTGTTTAAAATCAATCTTCTTAACAGACTAATTGGTTTCATCGTCGGATGAAGTTTACTTTTACTTGGCTTTGGGCAGAACAACACGCTTTTGTCTTTTGATTTTTTGAATTCATGAGTGCCAAACCAGCCGTAGGCAATAAGCTCATGCATGGGCTGGTAATCAAGCCGACCAATCACAGAGGCGTTTTTAATCCAAATTAGGAGTTGGCAGAATTTGTAGCCACTCTCGACCATTGCTTGTCTTAAAGCGAAAATCATTTTGTCAGAGTTGAATATATAGACTGAATTTTTTTTGGCTAAAAACGGCTTGACGTTTTCCAGCCATTTTTTGGTAAATTCAACGTACTCCCGTTCAGTTTGTTGCTGATCATTGGCAATCACCTTTGGGCAAGCTAGCTTTTGTTTAAAGCCCTCTTTGCTTTCTACATAAGATACGCCGTAGGGAATATCTGTGATTACTGATTTAATCCCTCGGCCTTTAAGGAATTGTTTGACTAAATCAGTATCAGTGGCATCACCACAACAAAGCACATGATTTCCTAGCTGGAAAGTGTCGCCGTATTTAATTGATTTTTTTAGCTTTTTTGTTGGCATATTTTTCATATCTATTAATTATTAATTGGCAGAAAATTGGTTCTGTTTCGGAAAGGTAGGCTGTTCGCTTGAGTTGCTCGCAAGCCATCATCAAGCTTCCTGATCCAGCGCATAAATCCAAAATGATATCACCTGGCTTACTACAGCGTCTCAGAGCTTTTTCATAAAGCATCGGCGGTTTTTCAGTTGGATGTTCGTACTCAGCTCCCGGTAATCTTTTGACTAGCCAAATATTCAATAAATCCATTACGTCGTCAATCAATCGATTACCGGTGCCGATTTCTTTATTTAGGATTTCGTTGAGGTTTCTAATTTTGTCGGATAGATATGGCTTGCCCTGGACTCCATACAAACAAAATTCAGCAACTTTGTTGAACGCGATTTTTGGTGTTGGATTTTGATTATCCTTAATCCACATACAGAGTCGTTTCTGGTTAATACCGGCCTGCCTATAAAGTTTTTGAAGCATGCCGACATATTTTTCATCGCACCAGAAAAAAGCATGGCAATCTGGCTTAGCGACAGCAAGGCTATTGCTGATTATTTTGCCGACGAATTCTTGATATTCTTTATTTGTTTTAGAATCATTGATCTGTCCGCCGTAGTTTTTCTTACCACCAATCCCAGTGTTGTAGTTTAAGCCAATATTATATGGTAAATCAGTATTTATTAAATCTACCTTTTCTTTGCCAGCTAATTTTTTAACTGAGTTCAGGTCGGTTGAGTCAGCACAAATTAATTTATGTTGGCCTAAGATAAATATGTCGCCTATTTTAATGTCTGTAGTTTTAATTTTTTCCAGCTCTTTTTTGACGGAAAATTCATCGTCTTCGACTTCAAGAGCATCGTCCCAAAGATGCAAAAATTCTTCATCATTAAAACCAATGTCCAACAGCAGGTTGGTATCGAAGTCTCGCAAAAGGTCATAATTCCAGTCGCCGCGTACCGCATTACTGGTTAGCAGATACTGGTCATACTCCTGCTTGGTGAGTTTGCGGTTTGGTATTCGAACTTCGATTATTTCTTCGCCCCGTCCAAGAAGCTGTAAAACTCGGAGCCTTTGGTGTCCAGCCACAATTTTTCCGTCTAAATCAATGGCGGGTAATTCAACCA